ACCCCGAAGGCCGTCCGCTACGCGAAAACTATGCTGGCATCGGGTTTACCTACGATGCAGAGCGCGATGCGTTTTATGCGCCGCAACCTTTCCCATCATGGACGCTGAACGAAGACACCTGCCTGTGGGACGCACCAACAGCATACCCAGACGACGGCAAGCCTTACTATTGGGATGAAGCCACATTGGCTTGGGTAGAGGTTACGTTACCAACCGGAGAAGCTTAATTATGTCTGACCCTCGGTGGCTCGTCATTGCTGAGAAACTCGTAGGTACCAAGGAAATCCCCGGTCCTGCGCACAGCAAAGTTATTCAAGGCTGGCTTTCTAAACTACGTGCTTGGTGGCGGGACGATGAGACCCCTTGGTGTGGCGTGTTTGTGGCACACTGCATGGCTGAAGCCGGTCTGCCTTACCCTAAGTATTACATGCGCGCTAAGGCTTGGTCGGACTACGGCTCGCTACTACGTCGTGACCGCGTAGCTCCCGGAGCTATTCTTGTCTTTGACCGTGCAGGTGGCGGGCATGTTGGCTTCTATGTAGGTGAAGACACGGGGCATTATTATGTGCTTGGCGGTAACCAAGGTAATGCTGTAAACATAATGAAGCTTGGTAAAAGCCGTCTTGTCGCATGTCGCTGGCCTAAAGATGAACCGGTGCTTGGCAAGTATGTTTTTATGAAGGGCGGAAAAGTCTCCGCAAACGAAGCATAAGGAGTTTATTATGGATAAGAACGAAGTCTACGGTGTAGTACGCACCATTCTCGCTGCAGCTGGCGGTGTCCTCGTGGGTAAGGGGTATATCGACTCTGAAACTGCCGTGGCTATTGCCGGTGCTGTTGCCACTATCGTCGCTGCTGTTTGGTCGGTTAAGTCCAAGCGTGTCGCTGCCCAAGACTAAGAAAGTTACGTACTGACCCACTGAAGAAAGGAGGGGATAAGGCATGTTCGGTTTCTCTCCTTTCTCAGGGTCAGCATTTTCCGATATCAAAGAAACTAACCGGGTAGCCGTAGAGCTAACCGGATTTACGCTTGACGTCATTGATGATGGTGTGGGCGTAGCTGCGGACGGCAACATATCCGTAGACCCTAATGACGTAGACGGCGTCGGTGAGGTCGGCACACCGTTTATAAGTGGTGACGCCAACGTCTCTGCAGTAGCGGTAACTGCGCAAGCCGCACTCGGCTCCGTGCTCGTACAAGCAAAAGCTACCACCGCTCTTACTTCCGTATCTGCCCAAGCACTTTTGGGCACGGCTAACGCCGTCGTTAATACAGCCGCAGCGGTATCCGGCTTAACTGCGACAGGTGTGCTGAGTTCGGTTACTACTTCGGGTGTTGCAAAAGTAACCGTGACAGGGCTGCAAGCCACTGCTTCTGTTGCCTCTGTATCCATACTTCTCTCGCAACGCGTACGCGTAACGGGCTTAACAGCTACCGGTCAGATAGGAACGGCTACTACAGTAGCCAGTTGTAAAGTATTCCCCACTGGTGTACAAGCCGCAGGATTAGTCACAACCCCATTGGTATGGAGCGTTATCAATGACAATCAGACCCCTAACTGGACACCGGTCAATGACGCTCAAAGTAGCAACTGGACGCAAGTGAACGACGGCAATGCCGTAGTGTGGGTACAGATACCGACGTAAGGAACGAAGATGCCAAGTACATACAGCAACCTTAAAATTCAGCTAATGGCAACGGGTGAGAACAACACCTCATGGGGTGACGTCACTAACGTCAACCTCGGCACCGCACTAGAGGAAGCCATTGTTGGCTCTGCTGATGTTACTTTTGCCAGTGCCAACGTCACGCTCACGCTCACCAACACCAACGCATCTCAGACGGCGCGTAACTTACGTCTACGCTGCACAGGTACTACTGGCGGCTCAACTCGCAACCTTGTGGTCCCTTCGATTGAGAAACCCTACATCGTCCAGAATGACTGCGCCGACAGCATACTTGTTAAGACTGCGGCTGGCACTGGCGTCACTGTACCTGCAGATACTACGACTTGGGTTTACAGTGACGGCGTAAATGTTGTTAGTGCTATTTCCTATGCGTCGGAGTTAAGTACTGTAGATATTGCTGCGATTAACGGCATAATTGGCACTTTAACCTCGGTAAATATAACGACTTCAAACCTGACGTCCACAAACTTAGCTACCACAAACCTAGCAGTTACAAACCTGCTAGCTACAAATGCTACTGCTACGAACGTCAACGCCACAGCTGCTATATTTACAAACCTAACTGCTACGACAGTGCTAGACGCAGGCACCATAGGTGCAGCGGCTCCCGGCTTCCGTGGTCTACCGCAGAATAGCCAAACGTCGGCTTACACCTTGGCGCTCTCCGATGCGGGTAAGCACATCTCAATCACGACTGGCGGGGTAGTCATTCCCGCTAATAGCTCGGTTGCGTTCCCTATCGGCACAGCCGTTGTCATATTCAACAACAGTGGCACCAGCCAAAATATATCCATCACGTCAGACACACTCCGCCTTGCAGGTACAACGCTGACGGGAACTGCGGCGCTTGCGGAATATGGCCTAGCAACGTGCGTTAAAGTTGGTTCTACTACGTGGGTAATCAGTGGTGCAGGTGTAAGCTAATGACCGGGATTATGTGCGCACTGGCTGGAAGTGGCGGCGGCTCCGAATACATTGGCGGAGCAACGGTAACCGTCGGGTTCCTATCACAAGGCAGTTTCTCCAGCTACGGTAAGGGCAGCGGCGGCCAAGGCAGCGTCACGCCAACGACATGGGCAAACAGCGGCTTGACTATTGATACACTTAAAGACGTTTATGTTAGTGGTGTGCCAGCGTGGTTGGATTTCACGGTTATTGGAAGCGCGCCTAATTCTGGTTGGGAAACACTGACTGTCGGGGGTACCACAATAAACCGCGTTGACGGTTCGTACACTAACAATGGGTCAACGACGACATGGATATTTAACGGCGCGCCCGCTGTGTTTGGCACAACTGTTGGCGCTACGAGGTCAATCGTATGGGCATAGAAATCACCTACCCAGCAAATAAAGCTGAATGGTACGCCAAGGGTACGCTTGAGGGCGGAACCTATTTTGAGGTGCCCGCTGTGTTTAACGTAGACGGGACTTGTGATACCGTAGCTACAGATGCCAAAGTGCAGTTTCTAATCTTTGCCTTGAGTGAAAAAAGCTAATGGCCTTCATCAAGCTCCAGTTTAAGCCCGGTGTGAACCGCGACCAGACCGACTACTCCAACGAGGGCGGTTGGTACGAGTGCGACAAGATACGGTTCCGCTCGGGCTATCCTGAGAAGATGGGCGGCTGGCTGCGTTCGGCTCCTAACGACTTCATCGGCTACTGCCGACAGATGCTAAACTGGATCACGACTTACTCCGACGACATGCTTGCTATGGGCACTAACGTCAAAGTCTACATCGAGATTGCTGGTAACTTCTACGACATCACACCGCTACGTGATGATGTGCCGGTTCTTTCTACCACGGCCACTGACAACTGCATAAACACGACGAACGCCACTAGAACGATTACCGTTAACCTTGGGGCCACTGCGCATGGTGCGCAGACCGGCGACTACGTAATTATTGCAGGTGTTACCGGTTCGGGCAGTCCTTCCGCCATTGGCGGTATCCCTATAACCGAAATTAACGGCACCTACGAGATAACCCGCGTAGATAACTTTATCTTCACCTACACAGTTAGCACGACTGCTACATCAACTGTTTCCGCCGCAGGCGGCACGGCTATAACCCTGTCTTTTCAGATTAGCCCCGGAAACCCTATAACAGTTGGCGGCTACGGGTGGAACGTCGGCACATGGGGTCGCGGTGATTGGGGTACAGGTACCATTACTCCTGTGTTCTTGCCGCAGCGCGACTGGTGGTTTGATAACTTTGACAACGACCTCGTTATGAATATCCGTAACGGCGAAGGCTACTGGTGGGTGCGCGGCACGCTTGAAGACCCCGGCTCAGCACTGGGTACACCAGCTATCCGCCTTGCGGATTACGCTGATAACGAAGGGTTTGACCCAGATGCAGTACCTGCGCAGATTATGCAGTTGCTGGTATCACAACAAGACCGCCACTTGATTGCCTTTGGCGCAGTGCCGTTTGGTTCTACGAGCATAGCAGACTTCGACCCCCTGCTTATCCGTTGGGCTGACCAAGATACTCCGGGTGACTGGACGCCAACACAAACTAACACCGCTGGTGACCTTCGGGTTTCACGTGGCTCGCGTATCGTACGGGCACTGCCTACTCGGCAGGAAATCCTTGTATGGACTGACACGCACCTTTTCACACTGCAGTTCCTTGGCACTACAGATGTATTCGGGCTTCAAGAGTATGCAGATAGCATATCCATTATGTCGCCACGTGCGGTGGCTTCAGCGGCCAACATTACCTACTGGATGGGGCAGGATAAGTTCTATGCCTACACCGGTCGTGTCGAAACGCTACCATGCTCGCTGCGTAACCACGTATTCAACAACTTCAACATCAACCAAGCAGACCAAGTGGTATGTGGTACTAACGAGCGTTGGAACGAGGTGTGGTGGTTCTACCCGACCGAGCAGAGCGACTATAACGACGCCTATGTTGTCTATAATCACCTTGAGCGTATCTGGTACTACGGCACGATTGACCGCACTGCATGGCTAGACACAGCGTTGCGGGAATATCCGCAGGCTACAAACACTCCGGGTGGCACAAACGCTGGTACCCTATATATCCATGAGTTTGGTGTTAACGACGACGCCCTGCCTATGGAGAGCTACATCCAGTCATCGGACATTGACCTTGATGACGGTGACAACTTCATGCTGACTCGGCGTATACTGCCCGACATTAACTTCAGTGGTTCTGTAGCTGCTGATCCAGAAGTCACTCTCAGCATCCGCCCACGGAACTTCCCCGGTGCTCCGGTCTCTATCGACCCTGCGGATGCCCAGCGCGTAATCGAAACGTCGGTAAACCAGTATACGGACCAGATATTTGTCCGTGCCCGTGCACGTCAGATGGCGCTTAAAATCCAGTCAGATACTCTTGGTGTTAATTGGCAGCTTGGTGCACCGCGCTTGGACGCTCGTCCGGATGGACGTCGCTAATGGCACTTACTAGGTTCAAAGCAGCGCCGCTACCAAATGCTCCTTCAGAGTATGATGCACAGTATATACGGCAGGTTATCCGCGTACTGGAAACGTACTTCTCGCAGCTTGACTCCAACACACCCAACTATGCCCAGAGCTACACGGCTGATTATTTCTATGGGAGTGGTATCCATATAACACTTCCTTATGGGCAGTTCCAAAGCCAGACCGACCAGACTGCCGCTGCAATCGACGCTGCTTACGCTGTTACTTACGATGTGTCGGACTTCTTAGATGGGGTCACACTCAGCAGCGGTTCTCGCCTCACAGTGCCAGACGCGGGTGTGTACACCGTTAACTACAGCCTGCAATTCAAGAATACGACCAATGACGTGCAAGACATTGATATCTGGCTGCGCAAAAATGGAAACGATATCCCCGACACTAATAGCCGGTTTTCTATTTCAGCGCGCAAAAGTACCGGTAACCCATCGCACTTAATTGTTACGACGCCCCTCATGGTTGAGCTAGCTGCAAACGATTATATCCAAGTTATGTGGCATGTCACGAGCACAGGCGTATCTCTAGAACATTTCCCAGCAGTTACGTATTCAGCAGGAGTGACACCTGCTATCCCAGCTACTCCGTCTGCAATCGTGCAGGTTGAATTTATGTCGGAGATTGCATGATGTGTAAGGGCTTTAGTTTTAATCAGATTGTCGCTATAAGCGTAGGTACAAGGTAGGATACGATATGATGGACGTACAGATGGCCCCGCCACCATACACAGCAGCAGGTAGTTTTGCTCCTCCTGTTGGTAAGCCCCCTGTGCTTGGGTCACAAATCCCCGGCACGACTGGTGGTCTTCCTGCGGTAGCGGGCTTAAGTGCGACCGCTAACCCAATGGCTAGCCAACTGCAGAACATGGGTCGCGGC